GCAAGCGATGACCAGGGCCGTAACGGCTACGCCAAGCACGACGCGGAACAGATCGCCCGCGGCCTCAACCTTCTCGTTCAGTACGGCAAAGAGAACCTTCCCGCCGTGAAGGACAACGACTTCTCAGACTTGGGGGATGATGATGACGACGATTTCTGACATTTACGCTGCGATCAACCCGCTTCCGGCCATGCTCACAGCGAAGGGAAAGATCAAGCCTGAGGTCTCGCTGTCAATTGAGGCGAATGCTGGCTTCGCCATCTCAATGAATTGGGACAAGCGCCACGCCAAATACAGCTACGAGCGGGACTACAAGATCTTTCTTGGAGCCAGCTTTGAGGAGGCACTTGTGAAGGCAACCACCTTCATCAAGGAGCTTCCCTCAGCCGACCAGGCCAAGCTCCACGAGTTCATGGGCGCTCTCGGCAAGCTGATTGACTCCGGCAAAGCCGATGGCATCGCCGTCGATTTCATGAACCCGCTTCTCGACACGATGAAGCGGCTCTCTGAGAACGTCATCACCCATCAGCCGGCGCGGGCATAGATGGTGTCATCGCCACACGGAGCCACCCATGAGTGAAATTAAGAACGCTATTATCAGGTCGGCACGCATCACGAGCGACGACCATGGCCTGCTGTCAGCATGGCTGGATCTCGACTATGGCGGATCGGGACAGGGCTTTGGCGGCTATTCGCTCTATCTCCCGAAATCATACAGCCACCACAACCCAGCAGGCCCAAACTACGCCGGCCATTTTATTTGGCGCGTAATGGAGATTGCTGGCGTCGAGAGCTGGGACAAGCTGCCTGGAAAAACAATCCGGGTGCGCAGCGACCGAACGTCGATCGAGGCCATAGGCCACATCGTCAATGCTGACTGGTTCAGCCCTTCGCTCGACTTCAAGGCGATGGAGGCCGCACATGGCTGATCCGCACTCCTCCGCTGCCACCACTGGCCCCCTGCTGCCGTGCCCGTTCTGCGGATCTGAGCCAGAGTTCGTCAAAGATACCGGGGCCGTCATGTGCCAGAACAGGGATTGCCAAGTAATTGTTGGCGCACCCGCCGGAAGTGGAGATCCAGTTGGAAGTTGGAACCGGCGCGCCTCTCTTGCCCAACCAACGCGGGACCAGACGCTTATCAAACAGGCGGAGATTACCGTCAGCAACTTGCGCGACGCCGAAAAATACATGGTCGAGGCGATGGCTCCCGATCAGAAGCCAGACGAGGATGACCAGCCACCATTCACCTTGTACGGCGAGGCGGCCGACATCATTGAACGGCTTGTGGCGGCTCCGCGCTCATCTGCCGGCAGAGAAACAGCCCTCCTGGCTACCCTGGTTTACGAGGCGATGCGCTTTGCAATTTGGGCTGCCGGCCAAGGGATCATGCCGGATGAAGGCGAACCAGCGCAGGGGCCGGAGGATTTTCTCTATGAGTATTCCAAGGCAATCGACATAGACGATTGGGATGGTCTTGCTGAAGTCGCGCGGGACCACATCAGAGCAGCACCGCAGGGAGCGAGCAACCGGGAGGCCGTAGCGCGCGCTATTTTCAACCGAATGGCCGGCGCTGAGTTCTGGAACGATCGCCTTTGGCTGCACCGTCAGGACATGGCTTACCTTGCTGCCGATGACGTACTTGCACTCTCGCGCCCACAACATTCAACGGGTGAAGCATGAGCAAGAAGAAAAATTGGCCGTGCTCCATCGAGGCCGGCCGCGTCAAGCAGTGCTGGGCACTGGATGAAGTTCTGCAAATGCCAGGCGGTCGCGGAACGCGCCATCAGGGCGTCGAGATCCAAACCATGCTCAACATGGACAGTTTCGAGTTCTCGAGAAACCTGATCGTGCTGAAGTCGGGCCAGCACGGCAAGAAGGGCTTGGTGATGAACCTCTGCCCGTTCTGCGGCGGTGAGCTTGTCGAGGGTGCCCGCGCTAAGCTCGCGGCTAGGGCTTCCTCGCATCCTTCGCAACAATCCCGGAGCCCCGACAATGGCTGAGCATACCAAGCTGCCGTGGCGCGTTTTCCTGAACAAGGACGGTACTCGACTTGTTGGCGTTGGCGACAAGGACGGTCAAGGCATTCTCGATGCCGGGTTCGGCGTGTGGGCATGGGATGATCCCGAGGGTATCGCCAACGCAGAGTTGGTCGTCAAATGCGTCAACGCCTACCCGGATCTGGTGCGGATGCTGGCGAAACTGCGATCAATCGTGGAGGACGAAATCCACGAGTACGGCCCGAGCGATAAACTCGACCGGGAGCTGGTTGAGGAAATCACCCGCTTGATTGCTCCTGTGGGATCACTACCGCACCCGGAGGCGAAGCCGTGAGCGCACAGAAGATCGGAGAATTGTCCGTCAAGCTGGCCGATGCCGCGCTGATCGCCCGCGAGAAGGGCGACGAGGTCAATGCAATCTTCTTTGCCATCAAGGCAGCGGAGACGCTGGCGCTCGCCAAGGCACTCGGCTGGAAGCCTGAAGCCCTCCCTCCGGCAGAGCGCGGTAGCACTGAGCCATCAACGAATGATCGCTGATGGGTTACGCGTTGTCGGAATTCGACCTAAGTCATTGAATTTCCGAGCAACAGATCAGCTATTAACAAATCGAGTCAGTTAGGGAACACTACTCTCGTGAGCACGCCAGAAACAGACACCATCGAGCGATCGGACAAGCCCGGCCTCTGGGTTACAGACGCTGAGCTGATCCGCCGCCTTGGCGTGCCGGAAAAGAAAGCACGAGAGGCAATTCGCATGGCAGAAGCGAGAGCGGGATTCCCGAAGAAGCAAAAACTTTGGGGGGATAGAAGGTACTGGCCGGCTGTCAAAGCCTACTTCGACAACCTGTACGGCGCTAGCATGGGACAGCAGAGGGGGAGAGCATGAAGCCGCCAAGGATACCGGAGGCGCCAGGGCATATCTGGCGCAAGCACGCACAGGGTTGGGAATGCCGCTGGCAGGCCCGCACCGACTTGATTGAGAAGGGCTTCACGCCGAAGAGCCGCCAGCTCTACGTCGGCCAGGCGCCGACCGAGACCGAGATCGCATACATCCAGGACACTTGCCGGCGTCTTCAGGATGAAATGCTGACCTTCGGTCGCGGCGGCCTTCCGGTCGCGAACGCCTTTGATGGCACGCTGCGAGCGCTGATCAACTGCTACCAGACCGACCCGGATTCGACTTACCGGAAGCTACGCTATCATGTTCGTAAGAACACGGACAGCCTCTTGCGACGTCTCGCCGCCGACCATGGGCACACAGACCTTGGCGACATCAAGGGCCGCACCGTGCTGGAGTGGTATCGCGGCTGGACTGACGGCGGGAAGAAGATTTCCATGGGCGCGGCCTTCGTTGGCCAGCTTCGCACGCTGTTCACGTTTGGCCGATCGCTCCTCGAGATACAAGAGTGCGTCCGGCTCGGCCAGGTGATGCACGATCTTCGGTTCGAGGGCACCAAGACCCGCAAGGTTAGCATCACGGCCGAACAGGCCAGCGCCGTCCGTTACAAGGCCCGGCTGCACTTCGGCTGGGACTCCATGGCGATGGCCCAGGCATTCCAGTTCGAATGCACCATGCGCCAGAAGGATGTTGTGGGCGAGTGGGTGCCGCTGAACGAGCCAGGCATTTCCGACGTGATCTTCCGTGGCAGGAAGTGGCTGCGCGGCATCCGCTGGGAGGAGATCGACGAAAACCTCGTCCTCAGGCATGTCACGAGCAAGAAGCAGAAAGAGACCGAAGTGGACCTAAAGCTGGCTCCCATGGTCTTGGAGGAGTTCCAAGAATATTGCGGCGGCCAGCCAGTGGTGACGACAGACCCCATCACCAAGAAGGTCACGGCTCGGCGCGATCTGCTGCCGGCGACCGGCCCCGTGGTGCTCTGCGAGATCCATTCCTTCCCTTGGACCGACTGCGAGTACCGCCGCAAATGGCGCAAGGTAGCTCGGGCGTGCGACATCCCGGACAATGTCTGGAACATGGACAGCCGCTCGGGGGCGATCTCTGAGGCCATCGCAGCCGGTGTGCCGCTGGAGTTCGTCCGTCACGCGGCGACGCATAGCGACATCGCCCAGACCCAGGAATACGACCGCATCCAAGCTAAGGCCACGGCGAGGACCATGCAGGCACGTATCGACAGCCGCAAGAAGGTCTTCCCGGAGGACCACTGAACGAATTGAGAACAAACTAGCGTAAAAACGAAGTAAGAACGACCTGACTGATAGATGACTGACTGACTGACGGCCGTTTAGTTAAGACATTGATATACCGGACGAAAAACGAGCGGTTCCATTTTGCTCGCTGTTCTGGGAAGAAATGTCTTAGTTTGATCTGTCGAAGGTAAGTCAGTCATCTCCACCGCAAAATGCCGCATGGTGCGGCGTGGAGATGCCGATGGGCTTTAATACCGTTGCCGTCCTTTATAATGACGCCAACTTCGACCGCCCCGACATGGGCGAGCGCATCCAGAAGGCTATGCGCGGCTGGAGCGTCAGAGATAGGTTCCCCATGGAGACCCATTTCGGCGCCGGCATTGTGATCTCTCAGGCTCACGCAGACTACACCCAGGTCGTGGCCGTGGGCCGGAACACAGGCGGTCCAATCAGCGAATTAACGACGGACCTTGATTGGTTCGCGCTCGAGCAGCTCAAGGCCTGCCTTGAGAACCACGGCTACAAGGTCACAAAGCCGCGCCGCAAGCGCGCTGCCTGACGCTGCGATGTGAGGAGCGAGAGAGCCCTA